TTATTTGCATAATCAAGTTCCTGAACACTTGGAACTATTCTCTGCAAGTCCGTTTACTACTTGCTCCTGACACTTTCATGCCAGATTAGACTATATCATTGACAACTGCTAACCTTGCTTTATTGCGTGCTCTAGTCGCCGCCCGTTTTGCTATGATCTCCGCCTTTTTAATAGGATCGGCCCACGTCGCCTTCCTGGCGGCAGTCATATTCACCACGGCTTTCGCTTTCCTGTCTGGGTCTGCCCACGCTGCATCCCGGCCAGCTGCCAAAGCTCCCACGACTTTTGTCTTTTTCTCAGGGTCCGCCCAAAATTTGGCGCGGCCTTCGTGAAGCTTTTCGAGTCTGCCAGCTTTCTTCGCTGGATCGGCCCAAAAAGTCTCACGCCCTTTTTCTAAGCCTTCAAGTCGTTTGGCCTTGATCTCGGCGTCTTCCCATTGAAGCAAGTTATGCTCCCGCAGTTTCGCTTTCGTCTCGTCCGTGAAGGGCTGCACGTAGCCATCTGCGTAGCGTTGCTTCACGCGTTTTGACTGAGCCGCCCTTACCCCAGGATCATTCCATGTCTTCACTATATTCGCTCTCCGCTTTGGGCTTTTACGGCCCTCTATCAGCGCAGGTGCGGATTTAAGCTTAGACAGTGCCGACCTAAGAGGTGCGGGCATCAGGCTACGCACTGAATGCGAAATATTGTAACCCTTCTTCGGGTCACTAGCGCCGTAAGTGTCAATCCAGAACTGCTCACGTTGCAGCCGGATATCTTCCGCACATTGTTCTATCATGGAGAATTCGAATGCCTGCTCCCCATATAAATCCCAAGCTGCTTGTAGATGCGCGTTGGGATGCTTGCCTAAAGACAAGCTAGTCCAATGTGTATTGCGGCGCTTCCGCACTTTTATAGAAGACCCTACGTAGACCTTTCCATTGACGAGGTTTTTTATCACGTATACTGCAGGTCCATTATATCCAGTTGTCATCGCGCGCTCGTGTGGTTTCATTGTCCGTTCTGGACTGTATACCTGAGTCGTTGAACCTTCGCCCCATTCCTGGGGTGCTTGGCTGCTGATTGCCCAATCCCTGAAATTTTCAGCTTTCACGTTCGCCGTTGCCAGCCGCGTTGTAGCTTCCAAGGCTCTAAGGGGTTTCCAGCAATTCACGCGATTTACCCACCACTGTTCAGTTAATGGTGCGGCCGCCGGAGAACGTCTTGATCTTGCCCTTCTTATTCAGGCGGACAAGAAGCGCGTTGTTCCGACTCACATTGTCCTGCAGCGCGCCGGTCCTATTCCGGAGCGTCGTGGTGACAATTTCAGAGAGATTAGGTGTTGATGCCATTATGGCTTCTCCTAGAGGTTGTTACGCCCCTGGGTCAGCCGCGGACTTCCCTCAACGAACGCCGGATGGTATCCCGTACCGCCTCGCCCTTGGGCACATTGGCTCCCGCCTTGCCGCCTGGTCCCGTCGCCGAGCCCGGCCGCAGACTGGTGCCTGCCTTCCTGGCGCGCTCCGCATCCTCCTTGTCCTTGGCGGCCTTGTGGGCTGCCTTGTCGGCCTCTGCTTTGGCTTTCGCCTCGGCTTCGGCGCGGATAGCTGCGTCGCGTTTGGCCTGGTCTTCTGCTCTGACAGTCGCGGAAAGCTCGTCGTCGAGCACGATCGCCCGGCTGTAAGCCCGGTCGAGATCGACTGACCCGTCCGCACTCACGATGCCGAAGGGCAGAGGATGCCCATTGGCCTGTGCTTGCAGATCGGCGCCGACCAAGGTCTGCATGGTGCCGCGGACTTTCTCGAAGTGAGGCTTGTCCTTGGCCCAAACCTGGATGTCGGCGGCTGCCTTCCTGACTTCGCGGTCCCTTGTGGCGTCCCGCTCGTTCCGAAGTTCAGCTTCAAGCTGTTCCTGCCGTGTCCTCAGATCGTCGAAAACCGGCCTGAATTGGTCTGGAATACCCGCCTGCTGGCCTTGGGTCGCTACCTGGGGCTGGCCTTGCGGGGCAAGCTTTGAGACATCTACGCCAAACCTCTGAGCCAGCTGGACAAACACCGACTCCTTGTGAGGGCCGGTGAGGGCCACATTCCATTCGAACAATTGCCGGATGGTCTGGCCTGGGGTCTGGTTGTAGCGCCGGATCAGCTCCTTGTGAGGAGCAATCGCCGCGTCCACCTCTTCGTAGCTTCTCTTTAACTGCTGCACACCGTCCTGGGATTGCCTCTCCCGCTCAAGGACATATGCCTTGGCCTCGGGGGTCATGCCTTCCCAAACAGGGTGCTTCTCTTTCGACCAGGATGAAGGCGCAGGTAGCGCAGTTGTCGCTGGCGGCTCTGACACGGGAGTTGTCGCTCCCGGAGCTTCCGTGGTCTTGGCCGGAGCATTATCGGCGGGATCGGCAGACTTGTCAACGGCAGGCTTTGCGGTAGCCGCTTTTGGCTCGTCTATTTGCTGCTCGGAAGTTCCAGACTTGGCTTGCTTGTCAGCTTTTTGTCTTGCGGCTCCCTCGGCTTCCGCGGACTTTTTTTCAATTTCCTTATAGGAATGCTGGATCGCTTCCCGCAGCGATACTTTGGTAAGGTCAACTTCAGCTTTTGAGCCACTCGTGCCCTCGCCCGTCTTAGTCTCTAACTCGCCGTCCATTCTTTAACTCCCAAATTGATCTCTTGATGTCGTCGCGCCGCTCCCGCCGGTCCAAAGCGACAGGCGCACGCGGCTTAGTCACGGCCGCCGTCTCGTTGCCTACCTCGATGCAGCCGGCCGCGCGCGTCGCCTTCCGGAAAGCCGATTTCGAATCGTAAGTGCGGCCGTCCGCCATGTGCTTCGTCGGGTCCATGTGATCCGAGATGTAGGCTGGGCCGCCATCGGCGACGTGGCCGTACCGCCATGGGTAGTAGACCTCGGCGGCGACCATCCCGTTGTGGTTGGCGTCCGGATGTGTGGGCGCGTAGATGAACCTCGCCATTATGCCTCCTTGCCGCCTCCGGCCTTCCGCTGTTTCGCCTGATGCGCGCGGGCGGCGTCGTTCTCCTTGGCCTTCGCCTCCATCTCGCGCATGTTGAAAGCGTGCTCGTGCTCGCGGTGCTGCCGTTCCAAAACCATGCGGTGCTCCTCGTGCTCGCGCTCGCGCTGCTGCTGGACCGCCTGAGCTTGCATCTGCAGTTCGGTCTTGCGCCGCTCCATCTCCTCGCGCATCTGCAGCGTTCGCATCTCAAACTGGAACTTCATCTCAGCGAGCCGGGTTTGGCGCTGTTCCTCGGCGGCCTGAGCGCCTTGGTCATGCTGCAGCTGCATCATTTCTTGCTGCGCGCGCCGCTGGTCATTCTGCGCGTCGATCTGCGACGCCCGCTCCATCTTCTGTATTTCCATTTGACCCTTCTCGCGCTCCGTCTGGGCCTTGACCTCCTCGGGCGTGGGCGGCTTGGGCTGCGGATTGTCCGCCAGGTGCTTGGCCATCCGATCGGCCTTGTCGATAAAGTCGTCAATCGCACCCTCAACATCGCGGCCGGTACGGAACTTCCTCACGGCGAACTGCAGAAGCTTGCCGAGCAGCGGAATAATTGCCGGATTGGATGCGCCGATGAGCTGAGCTTGTTCCAGGTATTTGGTAGTGGCGGAAATGAATTGAATCGAATCGCTTCGCTCCTGGCCAATCTCGCCCGCGACCGTGCTGTCCGTCTCGATGGTGATGCGGTAGCCGCGCGGCGCGTCATCGCGCAACAGTTTGAGCGCCTTGCCGATGCGCCGCACCTTGGCGATGATCGGCGGTGGCCCCATCGGCGCGGGCATAGGCATTGGCATCTGGCCGCCGGGCATTGGCATGTGAGGCGGCTGCATCGGCATGGGGCTAGGAGGAACCGCGCCGGGAGGCGGTGGAGGCAGACCGCCTCCCGGCTGCCCTGGCGTGCCCTGGAGGGCGCCTGGGGCTCCTGGACCTGGCATCGGGGGTGCGGCGGGTCCGGGAGGTTGGGGCTGCGGAGGCGCGGCGGGCGGCTGCTGCTGGCCAGCAGGCTCTTGCTGCGGCTCCAGCAAGTCGTGCATGCTCTCGTAGTCGTCGAGGGTGATCTCCTCTTCGTAGAGGATGCCCGACGACTGAATGATGGTCTTGTCCTTGAAGTGCTTGGCCACCACCTCGGCGACGAGCCGCACCAGATCGCGTGCGAACACCGCGACCGATTCCCGCATATCGTCGAGGCGCGTATTGGCCGTGTTCGACTTGATCCGCTGGCCGCCCAGCGTTTCGCGCGCGTCTTGAGTGCCGCGCATGATGTCCACAATGCCGGTGATGCGGTCCTGGTCCTCGATGACCTTGGCGCGCAGCTCGACCAGCACTTGCAGCGCTTCGACCATATCGCGGATGGGCAGGAACGAGATGGCGCCTTCGACGCCGCCCTTCTCGCGATGCTGGCTCCAGTTATCGACCGGGATCAGCTCGTTTTCGGTGGCCTCGTCGAGCAGCCGCTTCAATGCGCGGTTCGAGGCGTCGTAAGTGCCGGCCGCCTTGATGCACTTGCCCAGCATATGGATGCGCTGGGTCAGTTCGTCGATCAGGATCGCCTGGTCCTGATACTCGATGAAAAATGGAACCGGGATAATCGTGTCGTTGGTTGTGACCGACAGCAAGGGCTCGGCGGGGCAGGGGAAGAAACCCTTCAATTCCAGTGGATCATCCTGCTCGTCGATCAGGCAGTCATAGCCTGTTGACAGCCAATAGACCTTGCGCGTGGTCTTGTTCCATATCTCAAAGACTACACGCTTGCGGTCGTTGCGGTCGAACATAATGCTGGGCGCCGAGGTGATCTTGCGCGACGCCTGTTCCAGTTCCGTGTCGGGCTGGATTTCGTTCGCCAGCTCCTTGCCCCAGCGCTCCGCGCATTCGTCCTTGGACATAAAGACGCGCTTGCCAACGGCGGTAACTTCGCCCCAGGTACGAGCGTGCGCTGGGAAGACGTAGAAGTCGCGCCAGTGGACGTAATCGACCGGCGCGCTCTCGGAAAGGAGCTGCTGGCCCGTATCTTCGAGCTTCTCCTCGCGCTCGTCTGGAGCCTCCTCGCCGCCAAGCGCCTCGGCCTCTTCATCGGAGAGGTCCGTCTCGGCGGCGGCTGCGATCGATACGCCCTGGCCGAATTCCGGCTCGTAGCGGACCCACGCCTGGCCGCGGCCGCCCAGCAGGTAATCCTTCACCGCGCGCTTCACCGCGTTGTGGTAGCCGTTCTCCTCCAGCTGAAAGCGCGTGGCGCGTTCCAGCATCTGCGCCGACATGCGGCCGACCGGATCGCGGTCGAGGAAGCGGCGCTCGATGATCGGCGTGGGGCATTGCGAATAGATGGCTGGCCGCAGAATTTCGGTGTTCGCCCACAGAGTGTTGAGGCGGCGCTGGCCCTGCTCTGTCGCCTTGTTGCGCTCGTCGCGATAGCGGGTCGAGATCGCCTCGGCGCGGTCTTCCCAGGCCCTGTGAGTTTCCTCGTAAAGCTTGATCTGCTCTTTCCAGAACGCAGCGGCTTCGCGG